CGTTGAAGGTGGCCCAGTCCGCAGCGGCCAGGTATCCGTTGTCTGAAACGTCAGCGACGTGCATATAGATGTTCGGATTGGCACCGCCGCTGGACATTACCGGAGCCGTTGCGGTAACAGAGGGCACGTCGCCACTCGCAACTGTAGTAAACGGAGTCCTAACGTCGGAGATACTAAGAATTGCTGAACTACTGGTTGTTACGATAGCCAAGGGAAGAGTGGACGTACTAAACCCAGACCCCTTAGCCGGGACACAAGATGCAGACGTATTTAAATAAACCGCATTAGTGGAGCTCGCCGCCATTGTCAGCGTTCCGCCCGCATAGGTCACAATAGTTCCGTAGCAATTCGCCGTTCCCGAACTCAAATTCAAAATGAGCCCCGCTCCAGCAGTCGGCGCATATCCGGGAGCCACCCCATTTACATATCTAGCGTTCACTGAGATAGTTGGTGCAGTCTGTGTCTGTGGCTGCTGTGCCCATGTCCCGACCCCGGCAGCAAGAAACATAACCAAAAACATTAACTTCAAAAACTTCATAATCCTCTCCTGTTCCTGATCTTGCTCCTGCTCCTACCTTCTTATACCGTGATCTTGTTAGGTCCAGATGTCAATTGTCCTTCCGCACTGTAAATGCTCTGTATATAATACGTTCCTGTAGGAGTTATAGATGCGTTGGGCCAAAACACGGGACTTCCCACAACTGTCCCTAAACTATCTAGAAGAACTTTTACAGTCTGGCTTGATACTTGCGTATTGTTTACACTTCCATCTTGACTCAACCTGATTAGCATATACCCGAGGGCAACAGGAGTGCCGTCCGGGTATATGAAATTGTCAACGACCAAAGCTGTCTGCGCCATTAGAACTCCTTACAATGCCTGTCGTCCAGCAAAGCCCTGTTGGATCGTCGCAGGAAGTACCTGCTGTGTACCAGTAATTGCCTGCCATTGCGACAGGAAGATATTCTTCTCGGTCTCAGTCAATCCTTGACTAGCACTCAATAAATGGGCTACAAACTTAGAATTTGCCATTTGAAAACGAGGATCGTCTGCGAATAGGAAGAGAAGACTAAGTAGGCCCCAGTTATAAATATGACTGTATTCGTCGGGTATGGGTGCCCAAAAACTGCCCAAACCCTTCATAAGGGTCGGCTTCTGTTGGAGGGTTATAGATACCGGGTAAGCTTTGTCAGGAACTGGCATAAGCCGAAATGTTATATTCCCGTTACCATCATCAACCTGCGCCGAAATACTATGCGGACGTGACCTAGCTGAGTCGAGACCCAGACAAATCTTAGGTTCAATTTCCTTCCATTCCGGTTGAAACGTATTGGGGTTGGTCGTCTGAACCGACGCCGTCTCAATCCATCCGAAGTTATAAACTGTCGTGTAGTTTAAGCCGATAAAGCCACCATTAGTCCAGGCCGTTGCACCATCCTGGGTAATCACCCCTAGCGTGGTGCTCCAGACCGGAACGGTATCGCCCGTAACCCCGGTAGACGACGCCATCTGTGTGTACCCATTGGTATCTACAAGAACTGTCCCTGAGAGAACATAGGTATCCGCAGCCCAGTTAAACACCGTGTAATCCTGCTGACCCACCGCACTCATAAACCCAATTACACGACGATTCCAGCGCCACGCGAACGGAGCGCCTAGAATGGTCTGCAAAATCAAATTAGCACTCGTCAGCGCGGGCTCTAAATAGCTGCCGTTTGCCGTCGGACGCTGAAAGATAAACCTCTTAGCCCATTCAAGGGTTTGCTTAAGAGTGATGCTACTGGATGTCATTATATCTCCAAGTGTCTAGCTATTACCAGCCTGTAAAAGGTCCCCACGGCATCGAGGGCGTGGTGAAGTTCACGCCAAATCCGGTGTCCATCAGCATGCTCGTAGGCGCAAAACCAAAATCATCCATCTCACGGTCTTCTTGCTTTACAGCCTTGTCTAAGGCTTCCAAAGCTAACTGCCGTTCCTGTTGGTATCGAGCCCTGATCTTAGGGTCTGGATTCCGTCGGTAACATTCAGCAAAGAAGAACTGTTTGAAGTGCGTTTCGAAGTTGTCAGGAATGGGATTCAAGTAGTCCGCTAGGTTATGGAACCTAGGAGCCTTTACCTGCCCAACTGCCTGCATCAGCCAAACAATACCCGACTGCGGGGGAATAGGGTTGATCCTAATTCCTTGCCCATAAGGGTTAATGGCAGTCCAAGTACATCCACCGTCCGTGACAGTTGTTGCCAAAAGATGCGGATTCCTAAGAGTCGGATAAGTAATAGTCGTAGGCCAAACAGGCTCGGTAGCTCCGCATGTTCCATACCCGGTAAGACACCACAAATTTCCGTAAGGGTCTTTAATAGCCGTCGTCGCATTGTAGGGAGTTACTAGCGTTCCGATAGGATTAGTATATATTACACCAGGACCAGGATTCTGCTCTCCACTTTGATTGTCTCCGGCCACAATAGTCTCACCCGACGGGAAGCCTGCGGTCGGTCCAAGGGGGTGCTCACCCCACGTCCCTGTCATCAACATGCTATTAGGAAGCCAGCAAATCTTGCCAGGATAGGATGTTTGGTAATAACAAATTTCCAAATCCTTATGGACTTCCATAGTCATCTTCTGCTTTGGAATGGCCGTCTGATTGATATTAACTGCCCAGGCACTCTCAAGCCAGCCTAAGTTAAATAGGTTAGGAATGAAGTAATCTTGCTGTAAGCTGTTTGTAGCGATTGGGGGAAGATTGTACCTGTTCCATTTCCAGTTATACGGCTGTCCGTTTGGGCCACCGTTGATGATTGCCTGCATCGCGTCATTGGCAATTGATATGGCGGGTGCCATAGAGAAACCACCAGTAGCTAATGCCGGAGCAACATCTCCAAGAGTATTTGCGTCATCAACAACATCCTGCAAGGTAATTGTTGAATTCCCCTGTCCCGGTATCAGTTCATTAACCGGCGAGTTCCCAGCAAACACCACTGCATATCCGGTAAGTCCCGCATCGGACGCGACTAGGTAGAGATTATTAACGTCATACCTAACCGCCTGAAACCACACAGCGCCTCCGCTCGTCATCTCAATAATCACCGAACCCGGAACAACCCCAAGGTTGTGCGCCAAAGTAAACGGTCCCGGTGCAATTGTGGTAAAAGCTACTTGAGTCTCAACTAACATATTTCTCCATAGTTTCTATTACTTAATCTTTGCAGTCTACGTCAAAACCCGGAAAGAATCTCGCCATTTTTAACGTAGACTGCAAAGGTTAATGTATTTGTTACACTATTACACTGTTACCGCAGCGTAGCGTCTCTGGTAACTTCCCTGTAATATGCACCATTATCCGAGAATCGGAACTGACACGAACTCGAAGGGGTGTTCTTGGTCTGGAAATTAATAGCTGCCTGATAGGAAGCAACGTCTGCCAAGTAAGCTTCAGTGGTGTCATAAATGTCTCTAAGCGGCGGCTTCCACGTCTTACCGCAGCGCAAGCAACGCACCCACATATCACCGTTAGCAAACGTATGCTGCAACACCGCGTAATCAGGGGAGTCACCCTTTCCACCAACCACACCATTCGCGCCGTTGCCGCCCTTCTTATGATTACAGCGCGTCTGTGCAGCCGCTTCATTAGCTGCCAAAGACTTCAGAGTGGCTCCGTTAGTAACGCAACGCTGCCTCTTAGTCTCCCGCTTCAACTCGCGCTCTGCAAGCCGTTCCTGCAAATCCTGCAAGTTAGCCTGCTTCTCCAGAATCTCAAGTTTCTTAGCTGTAATCTCTAATTCCTTAGCTTCAATTTCCAGCGCAGCAATCTGCGAACCGGGCTTCCTTGGTTCCTTCTCTTTCTCAGCCAGCGAGATGCTGACAATATCACTCAAATTTCCCATATTTTCGTCTCCTCTCTTTTTATTCTTATGCTCTTTAAGCCTTCTCGTTTCGAATTCCTTGTACCGTAGTGTTATACCTGTCAAAGGCCGCATCCTGCCTGGGCCGACCAAAGACTTTGTTAGCCTTCTCTTCTGTAATTAGACCTTTGAGCAGAATCTGAAGAAGGCATGTCCTCCATCCACGACGCCGTTCTGCCAAAGGAGCACCGTGATCGTCAAAGTTCATTATTGATAGTTCCGGCATAAGTCCTATCTGTACCCAACAGGCCATTTCCGGCTCGGATAGCCCTGTCTTAGATACAAAAAGAACAGCCTTGTCAGGGTGTGGATGCTGCCGATAGTGGCACGATAGCCCTGCTTTGTTTAATTTGGAAATAAACTCAGCGTGTGACATTACTTTGCCAATTCTAGCGCCAAAGTCCTCATATTCTTCAGGCTTTAGCCATTGATATTGGCGAGCAAGTCCGTCATTAATTTCTTTCTGCTCTGCGAGTATTTCCTGTGACTGGTTACTTGGTTTGGCGTCTGGATGATGTTTGGTCGCGTAATCTGCAACTTGCGCCGCCAACTCAGGAGACATTTTAGGACCCATCTCACTGTCATAACTGTCCCAAGGTGATTCCGCCTGGAGCCGCGTTCCTTGGGTCTTCTGTATTTCCTGTGCTGTTGCCATGCAAGCCCTCCAGCTCGTTTCCTGTTATTAAATCTGCTACTCAGAGACATTTAGCTAATGAGTACTATGCTCTGGTAGCAGTCTTGCAAGGAGGATGGCCGTCCAAACCTGCAAGAGAAATCCGTGCAAACTCATTGCAAGGGCGGTAATCCACCTACCTTGCTAAGTCTGTACGGATAAAGGCTGAAGCCGTCCGTGGGCGACCTCGTAACTCCTCCCGCGCATGGCGGGTGAGATGTGTGCCGCTTTATGCCCGTTAGACAAGGGAAGCGGCTACCCGAACTACCTGGTGATTAATGATTAGTGATCCAAAGTGAAATCGCAACGGTCTAAGGCGTTAGGTGCTGCCAACGCGCTAATTGCATCTATGCACCTGTCGATCATGTAGTCATAATCCCTTGGACCGCAATTAAACCCGCCAAGCGTCCAAAGTTTTTCCATTGCTACTTCAGCTTCTTTATCAGTATCGCACAACTCTAAGAACAACTCGTCTGTGTGATTTTGAAAGTGCTTGATGGCGCGGCGGAGCTGCCTATTGACGCTCCGCTGTGCCTTGTTGTTATGCCGTAGAACAAATACTTCTTCTTCTTCAATATCGTATGCTTCCATAACATTGTCTCCTCTTACATGTTACCTTGCATATAATCCAGACGTGATTACAGGTGATAAACTCCCTAAAGTGTAGGGAGCGTATCACCTGTAAGTTGCGCTAGTGACCTGTTACTTACTCACTTATTTGTTACGCCAGGACCACCACGCCCGTATCTGCGTAAACCTTGTCCTTCGGGAGGTTATACATCGGGTTACCACTAATCGCACCAGTGGTTCCCTCTGAGTTATTTCCAGACGGATACGAAGTCTCCACAATCGTCCTACCCTCTGCCACTGCGGTGATAAGACCGTCAGCCGAAACCGTAGCAACCGCCGTGTTGGAACCGGAAGGCTGATAAGTGTTGCCAGTCAGAGTCTTAAAGCCGTAAGCAACATACGTCAGAGCATTTGTGAGTTCCTGAGCAGTAGCTGTACCTGCATGGGACTCAATGACGCCGACCGGGTTGGTCAATGTGATTGCAGTGGTAGTGTTTGCTGTGGCAATGAAGGTACCGTTGTTAGCAGCATTCACAAACCCTGCAACTGTGAACGTCTCGCCAATAAAGTTATTGGTTCCGCCGCCCGTAATTGTACCCTGGTAGATCGTCACACTCTTCTCATCAACCGCAACGCCAGCATGTGTTTCTGCCACTGCATTGACATTAACAAGGGTAAGTGTGGTCGTGCCGTTTGCCGAGCACTGGAATGTGCCGTTATTGACAGCGTTCGTAAAACCAGTAACAACAAAGGTGTCACCCTTGAAGTTATTAGTGCCTCCACCAGTAATTGTGCCAGTATAAACCGCAACGCCAGCAGCCGCCAGACCGACCTGCGTCAGTGTGAAGTTGATAGGTGCCGAAGCAGCAGCAGCCGAACTAAGCACAAATGCTGTGCCTAGATTGACTTCGTTGCCCGCAGCATCCTCAACATTCGGGTCCAACTGGAAAGTCGTGGGGTAGTTTGTACCAGTCAAGGAAAGGTACACCTTATTGTGACCCACTGCGGAACTGAGGGGAATTTCATTGCCAGGAACCACAATCTTCGCGGCAACACCCAAACCTGTAGTAGCTTGATAAGCCATTTAATCTCCTATGTATATTTGTTTGTTTGTTACCGCTTAGCCAACGTATGCAAGGCGGACATAAATGTTAAAAGCCTGCGTTCCAGTTCCCGCAACATAGCCGCTCGTGGAAACCACGATGTTAGTACCAACCTTGGGCCTGAAGTTCAAGGTTCCCTGGTTAGTAGTACCTGTAGCAGCCGAACCAACCGACGCAAAGGACACTGTCGCCGAAGCCGACGTGTCAGCATCGGTATAAGTTACCACTACGCCCGCCAGTGTTGCAGCCGAGACACCCGAGTTGGCGATAACTTCATACGCGCTAAGCGCGTAAACTGCCGTGACCGGAGTTACGAACGTAAGCACATTTGCGTTATCAGCAACTTGAGCCAAAGCCTGAGCCTTGGCAATTGTGTCAGTAACTGGCAACCAACCGGCAGTACCCGATGTAGAGAAATACTCCACACCGTTTACCGTGTCAATGCCTGTAGAAACCGTAGCTGCCGGAGCTACCCCAGAAGGCGCTCCGTTAAAAATTGAACTCATATTTCTCCTTGAAGAGACACTACTTGCGCCTCTAACTCCATAACTCGAAGCCTTAACGCTTCACAGTTATCACACCTTTGGTTCCTTATCTGCTGCTGTGGGGTTGCCCATCTAACGTTTCCAGACAGATAAGAAATCAAGGGAGCGTTTTTAGGCGCTCCCTTTCGGTTAATTACGAAATCGCGCTTGCGGCGTCAATCTCGCGGATACGGCACTTTTGTTACTCGCATTTCTGCGGGATAGATCATTTCTGCCTATCTCTTACAGTTTCTGTTCCTGTAAGATCGGACTATTGCATCACCCTTCGGCGTCTACTCGCTTAGTCTCTCACGGTGCCCAGCATTGCTGCCTGCTTCCGCCTCGTTGGCATTTCAGCGTTCGAGTCAATTAGAGTAAATTTAACCACGACCTGTATCTTATTGCTAATAATGAGGTTAATCGTGGTATCCGGTCCGAGGCTAGTCGTGAAATGCACGCGATAGCTTGTCCCACTGCTCGGATTAGATAATCTGGTCAGACAAAAATTAACCAGGAATGAGCCCTTCAGGATCAGCAACGGTCGGCTCAGCATTCTGAACAATATTCACTTTGTTATCAACAGCTTACGCCATTGGGATAGGACATTTCTGCCTATCTCTTATAGTTTCTACAATGATTTTGCACTTGTTAACAAACTCATCATAAGAGTAATTACTCTTCATAGAGTTACACACTTTACAGCACGAGACACAGTTTTCTGGAATATACCCTATACTGTTATCCATTCTATCAATCCCGTTGTAAGTATATTGTGATTTGCACAAACCGGAGTTATTAAAAGATTTGCTAGGAGGCGCTCCACAATAGTAGCAGCTTCCCTTAGTAAGGGTCCTAAATAGCTCTTTGCTTAACTCAAAAGTAAAACCGCGACTCATGGCATTCCGTGCATATATGCCAAACAGAACGTTAAACGCTGCCACGCCATCGGGAAGAGATGTGTCCATCTGGGGAAGTTTCCTCTTCTCTTTGGCCATGTCAATCCGCAAACATCCGCAACTCTTGCGATTATCATGCAGTAACGCCCTGCTGGTTGATATTACAGTTTTACCGCAATCGCACAGGCATACCCACCGCGTCCGATTGTGTTTTGAATCCGTCTGTGCTGTTACAAGTAAGCGCCCAAAGCGCTGACCAACTAGGTTGGATTTCGTCATTGTTTCCTATAAGGTCGGACTATCACATCATCCTTCACAGGATGCCTCTTCATTTAGTCTCTACTGCTGCCCGGTTTCCCTGCTTGCAGTCTGTTCCCATTTCAGGGTTCATCTTGATTAGAAAAGGTTATTCGATATGGCTTTATTATACCATAAAGGTGCAATTGATTCAAGTCCTCATAAGTATATAATTATAAAAGACTCAAGTTCACACTTAATGTTCTGCCATTCTCCGTCGCCAATGCCTGTGTCGCCCTGTGCGCCAAGTTTAATCGAGAAGATACCATCTCGGCCAAAAATATACGTTCTAAGAGCCGTCAAACCAGTGATGTTCTTGTAACTAGCAGTCTGGGTGACTTGGTTAGTCTGGAAGAAGCGCACGCCGGTTCCGGGGAGTTCAATCATCTCAGTCAGATCAACCGAGATAAGGTCTTCCATGCGGGCGAGGCCCACGGGAGTGTGCTTCAAAATATCAATAGGCGAGTTAGTGCTGTTGTCAGCAAGAATGTCGCCCAGAGCAAAGGGGTGGATAACTCCTGCAAATGTCTTGGAACCCTCATCGAACGGACGAACCGAACGACCGGCCAGACTCTGCACGGAGTTACGAACTTGGTTAAGACTCAGTGTGGTAAACGCCGAAGTGGTAGTAGCACCCAACTGGGTCAGCACACTAGCATCAACAGCACTTGCACCGTCAGCAGTTGCACGGACAAGACCACTCAAAGACTCACCAAGACGGTACGCAAGTTCACGCGCAACGTTTTCCACAGTATTGTCGTCTAGTTGTTATTAGTAGTATAAACATCTAATAAAGAGGTTCATGTCACTAAGATAGGTCATTTCTGCCTATCTCTCATGGTTGTTATTCCCATGAGAGCGGACTATTGCTTCACTGACAAGTCAGCGTCTAATCGCTTAGTCTCTCACGGTCCCTTACGGGTTCCGCCTCGTTGGCATTTCAGCGTTCGAGTCAATCAGATTAGATTTAACGGCAACCGATTAATTAATCGCCGTAGCCAGCGAAAGCGAGCTAAAATTAGCGTAGTCGGCATATTCTCCGATTGTGGCAGTGGTAGTAAGAACGTTCACCGAAATGCCACTACCAACTGTACCCTCAGTAGTCTGGGTAGTGTTAGCAGCAAGCGGTACATACATGAACAACTCATACTGGTTACCAGACTTCATCGGAAGATCAAGACGCTCCGAACAGGCCACAAAAGGTGTCTGGGCCTTCAAGTTCTCGCGGAACTTCTTGTCGTAGTATCTCACTGTACTCTGGGGCAGATTGCTCTGACCATTGCTAGAAGGACTATATCCTGCCATAGTATTATTTCCCTATCATTTGTGACTTTGGTCCCTAGACGTTTGGGAGTCACTGTCCTTGGGCGTCAACTTAGCTAGTAATCCGACTAACCTCATTGACTCCGGCTAAGACTTCAACCAGAGTTTTGCTTACCTCACGCATTGGTAGCTTCGCAGTAATCCGACTACTAAGCCAACGTATTAAATACACTAGGTCTATACTTCCTATAAACCAATTATAGAGAAGCGCAGTCCTAAGCCTTTGTATAGCATGTCTGAAACCCATCTCTTAGCATAATCAGGGCGTCTTCATCCTGACCGTAGAAGTTCTTTTTAATAGCTACGACTCTGTATCCTAAGTCGAAGTAGAGCTTCTGAGCGGGGTTATCGTGTGCTACATATAAATAACAATCTGCGGAACCCTTGTAGAACTTGTGGAAAGCTTTAAATAAGCCTGTAGCAACTCCCATCCTCCGATAACCTGGGAGTACAGAAACGTTATAAACATAGGGGGCGTCTTCTAACTCATACCTTCGAGTTGATAGTAAAAAACCTACAACGGCCCCGTCTTGTACCGCCACCCACGTCCTCCCGTGGGCGAGCATGTCTAAAAGCCCTGCATCAGGCTCTGGCTCGTCATGGCACGTTCGGTTTATCAGGAGTATGCTCTTTGTGTCGGCTCTCGTGAACTCTCGTATAATCATTGTCGTTACTTCCGCCTTTTAGCTGCCTCTAACTTGTCAATCTTAGACGCAAACTCCTTGTCACGATACAACCGGCGTTTATACTCGTCGGACGGCATTGCATTCACTGCTGCTAGTCCCGTAAATACTTTCTTCTGTCCGCCGATGAGCACTTCATATACAATGTCGCTTCCCGGAGGGACAGGCGTTCCTGCATCGGATGTGTTCTCGCGGGTAAAGCCGGACGGCATCCTCGCAACTACAGATTCTGCCACAGGGGCTTGTGCCACTGCAACTGGAGCGACTTCAGCAATTTCTTGAATAGGAACAATATCCTCCGCTGTGCCTTGCGGGGCTCTTGTAAGTACATTAAGCGCAGTCAGCGTGTCATAAGCTTTCTGAAAGTTCGCCTTAACTGGGGCGAGATTACGCTTAAGCATCCAGGCGGTAATGGCCTCAAGGTTGTCGTTACACCCATAATACTCAGGATTGTCGGAAACGAACGAATCGGCTTCCGTCTTGGCGCGAAGTGCGATGTTATCCCGCTGAATCGTCTGCAACGTCGAACCAAGAACACTCAGAGGGGCTCCCATAGCTGCTTCAAACAACGCTTCCGTGGCCGAGACCGCTGTCGTCGGGTCAAGCAGTCTGCGAGAAATATCAAAACGCTCATCATCCGTTAAATCGCGGGGCTTGAACTCAATGGGATCAGAGAAGCGTTCGGCGTCGGCAGGCATCTCTTCCTCAACAATGCCTAGCTGATTTTTGCGCGTCTCCTTGCGGAGTTTGCGGATAAGCAAAGTATTCTGCTCAACAAGCTTTTCCGTAAGTTCATCCGGTGTCCTATACTTGATAACCTGTGCGCCGCCAATAGGGTGCGAATTTTCATCGACCGGCTGGTAGCGGTAAATCTTTTCCTCTACAATTTCAGGAATCACTTGAATAGCTTCTACAGGCTCTACGGGCTCTACGGCCACTTCTAAAATCTCTTCGTTCATAGTGACTCCTCCTCACTGTCGCTCATTTCGTTACCGACATACTCCCCTATGTCTAAGTCTCGGGCAGCATCGAACGGTTTTTCCACCGCTTTGATCAAATGCAAATAATCGTTTACTTCCTGATTCATGTAATCTGTTATTGCTGTATAGAACTGGGCCGCTACTTTGGCGGACCTGTGCCGAGACAAGACCTTCTTCTCTTCGGCTTCGTCCGCGTTCATCAAAGCTACCGCAAAGCGGTCAACGGCTGTTCTGCAAACCTTATGAATCACTTTGTATCCCGGATGAGACATGACGGCTGCTAGGCTGGCCACTTCTTCGGGCTCTAGTCGTATCTCTGGTTCAAATCCTTCCATATCTCTCCTTTATGGAACATTCCCGTTCGGTAATAAATACACTTACCCGTTCGGTTACATGTTAAGATGTAACCGAACGGGAACTTGTTGTAAACTATTCTACAGTAGGCTCGCTTCCTTCCACACCCTCTGGTGCGGGCTCTCCCTCAGTAGCCTCACTCATTGCACTGTTTCGGAACGCTCCTACAATCAAGTCCTTCTGAATTCGATCTTGAGCAGCTTGATTTTGCAACTGCTGCTTCTGTACGAAGTTCTGTTGGCTCATTGCCTGCTGCGTTGCTAACTTGGACTGCTGTTGAGCAGCCTGTGACTTAGCGGCCTGCTTCTGTTTCATTTCAGCGGTCAAGGGCTTCACAATATCGTTGAAGTTCTTCCATTCGCTAGCTTCCATCCACATCTTCAAGATTTCCTTGAAGTCAACATACTCCTCGTTAATATCTGCGAGGTTCTGTTGGATTGTTGGATTCTCGAATATCTGAGTAATCAGAGTCATCGACTGTGCCATAGTCTTCTTAGCTGCCAGACTAGACCCTGCGAGAACTTCATATTCGATTTTAGCATCGTGGAACTTCTGCAAATCTACT